AGGGATTCCGATCTTCGTAAACGATTATCTCTCGGTTACTGAGACAGCTAACGGAGCGGCACTTACCACGGGAGAGTTGACTTCAGTATACGCTGGTTGCTGGGATGATGGCACTCAGAAAGTTGGTGTCTCAATGATCCATCCGATGGGAGCCCCTGCTGGCATCCAAGTTGAGGCTGTTGGCGTTGCTGAGACAAAAGATGAGTCCATCATGCGCGTTAAGTCATACAGCAACTTTGGTATGTTTAACAGAAAGGGCTTGGCCCGTTTGACATCAATCAGTAACTAAACACTTGGCTCCCTGTTAGCGCGGGGAGCCAAACTTTAACGAGGAAACAATGATGGCTAAAGAAGTAATGTCAGACGTTGCACTCATTGGGCTACAGGCTAAAGCAGAAGGAACAGAGCAGCGTTTCTACGGTGTTAGCTTTACGTCTGATAAAGCTGGTGTTTATGTCGCAGCCGTTGACAGTGTTTTGGCTGGTGAAATGATTAAGGCTGGCCGCTGTGAAAAATACAAGGCTGCTAAGTAATGGCTACGCTAATCGTTGAAGATGGAACGATTGTGGCAGGGGCTAACACCTTTGTTGATGTTGCTACTGTGTTAACCTACGCAACGGATCACGGCGATACAACGTGGGCCTTATCTACAGTTGACGCACAAAACGCTGCCATTCTAAACGCAATGATCTATCTGGAAGCGAAACCGTTTAAGGGGTATCCCTCAACAAGCGACCAGTCTCTAGTGTGGCCACGTGGTGGAGTTTCTGTGTTTGGTTGGGATATTAGCAGCGACAAAATACCATCACGGCTTATTTCTGCGCAATGCGAGTTAGCTATAAAGTCACTTTCTGGCTCACTATCACCCGACTTAAAACGTGGAGGTGGCATTAAGCGTCAAAAAGTTGACGTTATCGAGACTGAATACTTTGACGGTGCAAGCGCTACAACTACATACCAAGTTATAGATCAACTGTTGGCCCCATTGCTTAAATCATCAACTACGCTGGTGTTGGCATGATCGACTATGCTTCCGTAGCACAAGAGGCAGATCGCGCCATTGCAAACGCTGGAACGTCTCTCACTATTAAACGAGATACGGCTGGCGTAACAGACCCGATTACTGGGATTACCACTGGAGGCATTCCTGCAAGCCATACGGCTGTAGGCGTAAAGTTGCGGTACAAGAACAACGACATTGACGGAACACTGGTAAAGTCTGGCGATTTGCGTATTTTGCTATCAGTTGCAGGATTGAATGTTGTTCCAGAATCAACAGACACCATCACGGTAAGCGGTGTTGACTGGAAGATTATTGACGTTAAGCCTCTGGAACCTGCGGAAATTGTTGTTTTGTATGAATTGCAGATCCGCAAGTAATGGCTAGCTTTGTGGTTGACATAGATTCATTTGTTAAAAAGGCGAAGATCAACCCTGCGAAGGCAACGAAAAAAGCGTTCTTTGAAGTAGCTAATAGGATTGTGTTCTTAACTCCTGTAGATAATGGGCGATTGGTGAATAACTGGTTCGCTGGTGTAAATCATCCAGACCGATCGACAACCTCCGCACTCTCAACGAGTGGCGCAGCGTCTAAGTCCAGCATTGATAAAGTTCAAAAGGCTAGAACTGGTGGTGATTTTACTTTGTACCTCAATAACTCTCTACCCTATGCACACAGGATTGAGTTTGATGGATGGTCACACACTAAAGCACCAGCGGGAATGGTGAGAGTTGCAATCGCGGAATTTAACCATCAACTTATGAAAGCAGCAAGAGGGTTAAACAAATGAGCGCAACAGCACACGACTACATTGAAAACGCAATGAGGACGCAACTAGCGACGATGGTTGGCGTTCTTCCTATCGCTTGGCCGAATAGTGAGTTTACGCCTACCATTGGCACACCTTACCTACGTTTTAACATTTTATTTTCCACACCATCACAAAGCACTCTCGGCACAACAGGAACAAACGAGTTGTTAGGGTTCGTTCAGGTTGACGTTGTCTATCCATCAAGCGGAGGCAATGGTTTATCGAGGGCGATGGTTGGCAAGATAACAGAACAGTTTAAGCGAGGCGTTGTTCCATCCTACTCAGGCCAAACGGTGACGGTTTTAAACGTCTACCCTTCTGGTGCAATTAGTGACGCGGATTGGTACACCGTACCCGTAACAATTAACTTTAGAGCTTGCACGGAGAATTAATATGGAATGCGCACAAGGATCACGACATGAGCTAAACTACATCGCAGAGACGGTATTCGGGGAAACACCCGCCACTCCCGTATTCAAGTCGTTCCGAAACACAGGGACTACGCTTGAGCTTTCTAAAACATCTATAGTATCAAGCGAGTTGCGATCTGACAGACAGATTAGTGACTTTCGTGGCGGGAATCGCCAAGTTGCAGGTGACGTTAGTATTGAGCTTTCCGCTGATAGCTTCGATGATATGTTGGAGGCGGCACTTGGTGGAACGTGGGCCACAGACATTCTCAAGGCTGGCACTTCAACACGATCATTCACAGTTGAGCGTCTATTTGATGACCTCGCACAATACCTGCGCTATACAGGCATGGTTGTTGGTGGGCTGTCGTTATCAGTTCAACCTGATGCGATGGTAACTGGTTCATTCTCGTTTGTCGGGAAGAGTCAAGAGTCGTCAACAGCGATCGTAACTGGCGCAACTTACGAGGCAGCAACTACCACCACGCCTTTCGATTCATTCTCAGGAACGATTACAGAGGGTGGAATTGCAATCGCAACGGTAACGGGTTTAGACTTGACGCTTGACAATGGCGCAGAGGCTTCTTTTGTTATCGGTGACGCGACCACACCTTTCATCATTCTCGGCAACAGTAACCTAACTGGCACGTTGACTGCTCAATTTACAAGTGAAGCGTTGCTTGCCAAGTTTATCGACGAAACAGAGTCTAGCCTTACGTTCGCACTGACTGATGGCACAAAGACTCAAACTTGGAATATTCCGCGCATTAAGTACACAGGCGGAAGCGTTCCAGTTTCAGACGATGGCCTTGTAACTATCTCGCTACCGTTTCAGGCGTTGCTTGACTCAACAGAAGAATCAAACATTAAAATCACACGGAGTTAATACTAATGGATCTCGCTAAACTTGAAATGAACGACACATTTAACGTGGAAATCGTGCTGCCTGATGGATCACCGACAGATTTGGTTATAGAAGTCTGCGGGATTGACTCGCCACTGTTCAAAAAATGCTCTTTACAGCGCCAGAATAAGTCATTGCAGGGCATGAAACGCGGCAAGCAGAAGGTTATGTCTGCGGAGGAATTAGAGCAGCGAGACTACGACACGATTGTTAGCTGCACTGTTGGGTGGTCTGGTTTCGAGCGAGGCGACAAGGCCATTGAGTTTAACACTGAGAACGTGGAAGCTATCTATCGCGAACATGGGTTCATCAAAGACCAAGTAAACGAGGCAATCGCTGACCGCGTAAATTTTATGAAACGCTAGAAACCGAGCTGCTGGCTTACTCTCAGGCTTACTTCGAGCTTGAGTTTAGGCCAGACGGTAAGGCTAGCGTTAGGCAGCAGATTGAACAGGTTGAGAAGACAACAGGAAAACCAGATCCGCGTCTCGATGTTTTATACGAAGAACCAGAACTCTACCACGTGTTTGAATGGTTTTGTGAAGTGTACGACGGAGAATCAATCTCATGGCAAGAATTAAGCGCATGGTGTGAATTAACGCAAACGACAGCAACAGCACAAGAACTGCGTCTCATAAAAAAGATAGCACTCAAATATGATGAGGTTAAAAATGGACGTAGCAACACTTCAAGTCAAAGTTAAAACGACTGGTGTCACCAAGACTAATAAAGATCTTGATACTCTGGGCAAGCGTAGCAAGACGGCAGGAACAGCAACAAGCACAATGACTAAACAAGTCGATAAGTCTAGCGCAGCGTTTGCCTCATTAGCGAATATTGTATCTGTTTATGCGGCAATCAATGTAGCGCGAAAAGTGTCAGAAACAGGTCTAGCTTTTGATCGCATGGAGCGCTCAATTGCTACCGCTACAGGCTCAACACAGTCAGCAAAGCAGGAAATACAATTCCTGTCAGATGAAGCTGAAAGACTCGGAATTGACTTATTAAAGACAGGTCAGGGATTTGCTCAATTATCTGCGGCAGCAAAGGGAACCAAGATAGAGCAGTCCGACGTTAGGGATATCTTTACGGCGGTCAGTGAGGCTTCGATTGTTCTTGGTTTATCTGCTGATGATGCTGGTGGAGCAATCAGGGCACTAACTCAGATCATGTCAAAGGGTACGGTTCAGGCCGAAGAGTTAAGAGGTCAAT